GGTGATTTAGTTCACCTAGCGCTCTCTTTTGATCAATATAATCTTTTTTATAGTTTTCAACTGCGTTAGCCATAACTGCGGCAGGATAAACCCTTTTGTTTTTATTTTCTTTTTCTGCTTGCAAAAAAGGACCTTGTATATACATTCTTTTGTCAGCACCTTTACCTTCTGACAAAACTTGCATATCATTAAAGCTAATATCTTCTTTAATAAGTTTCATGTTTAGCTCCTAAATTCAATAAACACATTACCTGTACCTACTGTATCAAAAGTAACAACACATGTGTTAGTTGCGGCAAGTGGTATACCACCAATCTGTGATAACTCCCATCTACCTGTCTCATAAAGTTTACCATCAATAGTTACAGCAGANGCTCCACAATTCATAACTGTTTCAATCATGTTAACATTAGTAACTTTACCACCAAAAGTAAAATCAGATACGCTAAGTGAGTGGTTAGCGCCAGAAATGTTAAGTACTACCCTGTTACCAGGAGTTGATCCTCCACCACCGGTATATTTTGCTGTTGTTACAATTGCCATCTTAATTATCCTTAATTCGTTGTATTAGCAAGTGATCTAGATCTACCTTTAACTCTACGTTTAGTAATCTTAGATTTTAATGCTGCTTTCTTTTTAGCACCGCCGCCCATAGCTCTCTTAGCTCTCTTAAGCTTTATACCTGCGCGTCGCATTTTAGCTTTTTGTGTTCCGGTTTGAGGAAGGCACCTGTTACCTGCTAATCTCATTCCAGGCCCACAAATCTTTTTCTTTTTAATTTCACCTTTAGCACGCTTAAAGATAACTTTAGCTCTAGAAGGCTTACCTTTAGCTTTTTTACCACCAGCAGGGTTTTTCTCTTCACCTAATTCTTTTTCACTGTTATTAATCTCATAGCATGAACAATGCTCACAATCTGGACCACATTTACATTCTAAGATTGGTTTACCACAGCAAGCATCTGGACACATATCTTCTTCATCTAATTCTTCTTCAGTAACAAATTCATATTCTTCTGCAAACAATAACTCTCTTAGAGCATTCATTCCGTTAATAGAAGGATCAATCTCATTAAGATCAAACTCAAAAACTAGATCCATTACAGACCCGTCTTCATCAGGGACAAAATCTAATACTTCTTGAATTTCTGAATGACCTTCTATTAACGGACGATCTATTTCAAGTTCTCCATCAAAAGAAACNGTCTCTTCAAACTGTTCAATTTCAATTTCTTGTTTAATTTCATCAAGCTGCTCTTCAGAGAAAAGAAAATGAGTATCGTGTGAGACACCATTCATCATTTGCTTTTTAAGCTCTTCTCTAAACGTTTGAGTTTGGTATTGTTTCCATTCAAGAAGGTTCATTTTCATCACTCTTTAAATAATCTTTGGCCATTTCTTGTTTAATAACGTTAAGTTTCTCAAACGCTAATTGAGTCATATGATCCTTTACAGATTTTGTAAAGTCATCAGTACTATCAGCTTGTAAAAAATTTCTTAATTCTATCATAATTTATTTATTCCTTTTTAACCCCAGAGTATAGAATCCATTTCAAGTGTTGAATTTTTCAACTCTTCTTCTAACTCTTGAATTTCAGTAGTCGCTTCTTGCCATAAGCCCTGACCATCAAGTTGTACACCACCAGGAAGTTCTGTATTTTGATATTTCTTTAAATTTGAACCCCACTGCTGCTTTGCTAACGCTGTTGCGTATCTCTTTAACCAAGTATTTTTATAAACCTCTCCAGTAATTTCAGGGTCTGCGACCTCATATACTTCACATAAAAGGAATAAATCACCTCTTCCTTTATTGTTATCTATTCTTTTCCAATCAACATCTAAATATAATCTACTCTTATACATATTAAATCTAATAGCTGGAGCTGTGTTAAGCATAAAATCTATATGTTCTACATTTAATTTTTGAGTGTAATAATTTGATAAACCTGTACCGTGTGCACCACTATAAAACATATCAAAATTGTTTAGGAAGTATTGATATTCAAAATTGTACATGCCAGCTTGAGTAAAAGAATCAACTTTCATTACCTTAGTAACTGATATAATATAATCAGGAACTTTGATACCTATCTGACCGTTTTCTGTAACAGTTATATTTTGATCTTCTAATAATACTTGTTCTTCTTTAAAGTACTTGTTAAAACCGTCTTGTTGACTTACTAAAGTTTGTGTGTAAGATAATGTGTTTAATACACCTAAATCATAATCTAGATCTGAGTCAATTAATCTATAACCATTACCATCTGAATCTAAAACATGAGTTCCATTATTTTCTACTACACTGTAAGAATATACTGCTTGCTCTGAATCATGTTTAATATAAATTCGGTTACCTTGAATATTATCTTTCTTTAGCATTACTCTATCACCTACACGGTAATCAAGTAACTTATCTGAATCAAAAAACTCTGCGGTTAAATCTTGATGAATTCTTTTATTACGATTAATTAAATTTGTATCTACTTTAATCGTTCTGTAAGATCTTTGAGCTCCATCATAGTGGTAATAATGAAAAAATTGTACAGCTTCATCTATACAATCTTCTAATTGCACGTCAGCAATCTCTACGTTAATAACTGGTGCACCCAGTCTACGTAAAATCCAATCCGCTAACTCTTGTTTACTGTATGGTAGTGGCATCGTGCTCCACAATCTCCGTTTCAGTATTTATTGTAAGAACATCTTTTACACCTGAAGGAACTATCTTAGGGCTTGATACATGTTCTGGGAAGCCCATAGACATTGCAGCGTCATCAGGATCCTTTATTAATGATTGTTCCATCTCTTGCATAATTTCTCTATCAATACGAGCAATATCTTCTTCTGTCTGACCAAGAATAACTTTACGAACATATTCAATTGAGAAATATTTACCAACATATTCAGATGCATCTCTTAATACACCTAATTGATCGTTAAGAAGTTCAACTTGCTTCAACTGATCAAAGTGCATATCTTTTAGATAATCATAAGAGATATACTGTCTCATCTCTTCAAATTCTTTTTGAGTACAAACTCCTTTAAGAACTAATTGAACTCTAAGAACCTCATTAAAGATTTCAGCAAATTGTTTTCTTAATCTCTTAATAAACTTTGAAAACTTTATTTCGTCTCTAGAGATGTCTGATGCTCTTCCAAGTTGGAAGTTGTTGTCTTGATTGATTCTTGAGATTGGGACATTGAGTGATTGATATAATTTTTCCTTGAAGTAATTGACATCATCAAGATCTCCAAGATTTGATCCTCCAGGTAATGTTGAAATTTCCGTACCGCGTGAACCTTCTCTACGAGGGAGCCAGAAGTCTTCAAGGAGTGACATAAACTTTCTAGAGTCACGAATTTCTCCTGTGTTAGGGTTGTAATCAATTTTATTTCTATATCTGTTCATCATATCGCGAAGATATGTTTCAGCTTTAATCTTAGGTAATGTACCTACATCAACATAAAATATTCTTCTTTCCGGCGCTCTAGCAATACGATAAACGATTAGAGCATCTTCCATAGAACGTAAATTATTAAAAGGTTTAATTGCTTTATCTAAATAACCTACAATTTGACCTTTATTTCTATCAACTAAACCTGAAGGACAAAATACAACAGAGTCTTTAGATAATTTAACACTACTGTTACTGTTACCACCATCTGGTGAATACTCAAAATACTCTTCTATTTTAGTTAAAATAGGTACTCCAGTTCTAGGATCTTTATCGTAAAAAGGTTTTACATGTCTTTTTACTTTAAGCGCATCGATAGGTCTTAATTCTCTTATACCATCTTTAGGTGAGTTAGGATCTATAATGACTTGATAATGAATGCGTCCATCTACATACCATTGTCTAAAAATATCATATGAACGTCTTTGAAATTTTAATAGATGTAAAGAAGTTTTAAACTCTTCTCTAATTACTTCTTTTATTCTATCGTCTATATTAAGAAGATCTAATCTAATCGAAACAGAAGGTCTCTCATGTTCTGTAATAAATGCTTCATTTACAATATCATCAATAGCTGCATCAGCTTCAGGGTAGAAAGAAATATCTCTATATTGAGCTATTAACGCATGTTCGTTTCTAGCTTTGCTGTATTGCTCATAAGTATAACCAATACGACCACCAACAGGAAGATCAGTTCCATCATCCATTGGTTGAGGAATGGGAGATGGAACCGGTTTATCATTTTTATTTTGAACTAATTCAAACCCGAATAGTTCTTCTTTTTGAATAGCCATAAGGACTCCTCATTATGTAATGAAGAGTTATTGTGTTACAGGTACGGTATCAATATCCGCAGAAGTTCTACCTGTTGTAGGTACGCTAGTAGTATTAGCTTCCCACCACTGGTATGCAAATGTAACAGCAAACTCTTCAATAGTATCTGTACTATCGTAGGAAACATCAATTGTATCTACAACAGTCGGCCATGCACCAACAATAACATATCTTTTAATAACTGCACCGGTACGACTAAGTTGTTCTATTTCCATATTAGCCGTATATGAGTCAAATGAAGAAGCATTTACTCCTCTTCCTGATACGTTGGTAGCTGCACCGTTGATCGCGTCTTGCCATCTTTCGAAGGCGTTTCTTACAGCAAAGTTGTTATCATTTACAACTTGCACCGTCCAAGCATCAAAAATAGTATCACCTGATACTTTTAATTGTCTACCTCTAAACGGTACAATTACTTCACCAATAGTTCTAGCTGGCATAGCTGCAGTCTTAATCATAAATGAGCTAAGAGCTTCTGTTTCTCCTGCACCAAACGATGTGTTTGCTAATCCTTGAATATCAGCGTTTGGCCAATTACAGTTAACTCTAAATAGGTTAGCTCTTGCACCCCCACCAGCTAAGGCTGTTTTAAAATCATCAATACGAACTGTCATGTTATGCTCCTGCTACCTCACTAAATGATACTCCAGATCTCACAGCAATAAAGTTCAAAGTAATGAAGTTAATTGAGCGAGCTGGTTTGATATAGATGTCAGCAACAAATCTATTTCCATCAATAACTTGTCCAGTATTGTTTGATGTATCACAAACTACTTTAAAGTCTGTCAAACCTCTTCTAGCTTGAATTTCAGCTAAGAAAGGTTCAACTGCATTGACAAATGTTCTTCTTGTAAGATCGTCGTTAAATTCAAACAACTGAAACTTAGCAGCTGTTGCAATTGCTTTTTCAAGTACAATAAACAATCTGCGAACATTAATTCTATCAAATGCTGATGGACGAGATAATGCAGTCTTGTCTCCATAAAGTAAAGTACCTTGGCCACGGAATGTAACTACAGGGTTAACTCTATTAGGATACAACTGATCTCTATCTGTTTGATTGGGGTTAAATGATAACTTAACAACATTGTTAATGAATCCTCTATTTAAACCTGCAGGAGAGAACCATGCATCGTTTGTAAACTCTGCTCTAGCTGTTAAACCTGCTGTGTCAGGGTTGAGAGGAATCCAGAAATACTCATCATTATATCTATCATATTGTCTCTTATAACCTGAGTCAAATACTGCATANGAAGATGAGTTAAAATCTGAGTAGTAATTAATCACTTTAGTAGCCGTAGGGTTATTAACTGCTGACGAATAGTCAGGAGAGCAGAAAGTAATTGCATCTTTTCTAGTCTCTCCTATTGTTATAACATGTTTACAGACTGTTTTAGATCTTTCTCCAGTAATTAACAAATTAACATCTACTGTCTGATCATCTGATAATAAATTGTATGCTGTAGTATAATTTGCATCAGATACAGTAGCTCCATCTGTACCACCATCAAGAGAATATTTTCTTACTCCGGTTAACGAAGCGTTAGTAGAAAGATAATTAAATCTACTGTTACCAGTTAAAGATGTTAGAGAAGAACCAATTGTTTTAAAACCGGTAATAGTACCACTTTGAGCTGCTGTTTCTTCATTTAACATATAAACCCATTGTGATTGATCATTAATTATATCTACATAATAATTAGGTCCACCATCTGCTGTTTTTGCATTTTTAGCTTTTGAGACATAACCATATGTTTCTAATACTTCGTTTGCATTACCTGTTATTAAAGTATTAGTTGTGTAGATAATTATATGCATTTCATCTTGAGGTGTAGTTGTATATGCACTACCCCATGTACTAGTTGATGGTAATGTGTTAAATAAATCTGCTCCTTTTACAGAACCAAACAAAACAGTGTTTTTAAAATCTGAATCTGCTATAGAAGCATCTATCATTACAATACCAATACTATTACCAAGAGCGCCTGGGTATCTAGCATAAACAGAACCATTAACTAAAGTGCTACTCTCTACTAAGAAATCATCAAGGTTATTAAGTTGAGCTGAAGTTAATGTGTCTGCATCAGCTTCTGCGGCTGTGTTAGCAAAGAATGTAATCGTTACACCATTAATTGTTTGTGCTGTCGGTAAAGTAATACCGTTAGATGAGTAAGTTACTGTAGGATCTACTATACCTGCTACAGCATCTGAATCAATAGTAACAGTACTTACACCTGCTGTAACTAAAGCTTCTCTAAAAGAATCAGCAATAGAACCTAAATCTAATACATCTGCTGTAAATGTAACAGTGGTTGAACCATTGTATGCTACAGCATTACTTGAAGTAAATACTGTAGAAGAAGGTGTACCTGTAAATACCGCTGATATAGTAGTAGCTGATCCTACTACAGGTTCTGATGCCGCGTTTCTTGCACCATCTGAAATCGCTCTAACAACTTGAAGATTGTTTGCATAACCTAAGAAATTTGCTGCTGCATACCAATCATCTCTTGTGCTTGAAGCGTCGTTTGTTGAAACTTTAGGGTATCCAAATTTAGCAATAAGATCTTTTTCAGAAGAAACCGTTGTTACATCTAACGCTGGCCCCCATTCAAATTTACCAGCAAAACCACCAATAGATGTTGCCACCGATGGAATAATGTTAGTAAGATCTTTCTCAACAATTTGTACACCTGGGCTAACTAAAAATGCCATTGTGAACTCCTATAATAACTCTTTCTTTATTTATTTTTTCTCATTATTGTGTAACAACGATACGACCGTTATCCACTGATGATTCAACGACAGCGTCAAATGTCATGTCTTCAAACCCTGATTTAAATCTAAAATGAATAGTGTCGTCACCATCCAATGCTGAATCATAATCTATATTAAATCTGTCAAAATAATTCATAGCTACTGAATCATTATTAACAGTATAAGCAATTGTTCTTAGAATTGAAGTAAAATTAGATCCAGATGCAATAGTAAAAGTTCTTCTTATTATTTCTCCACCACCTAAACTATAAACATACCAACTAATTTTTGTGTCATTAGATAATGTTGATCCTGATTGTGTATACTCTACGGTATTTAAATCAGAATCTGTTAAAGCTACAGCTGCTTTTGTAACTCCTACACCTAATAAAGCTTCTAAAGCAGCTATTCTAATTAAGTGAGAACCGGTTTCTGCTTTTATAGCGTTTGCAAGTATATCACTATCTGCAAGATTTATTCTATTCAAATCAATCGTCCTAACAACTCTATCTGAATCATAATAATCAGAATCTTCTAATGCTGTAAGTCTATTCTTTGCGACTACAATTTCGTTTCTAGTCCATAATCTATCTGAATCTACATTAAATTCTAATACTGCTAATCTTGTTTCTAAATCTTGAACTTTTAACTCGTCAGAATCTAATCTTGCCTGTATGTCGTCAATTTCTTCTTTAGTGACTCCAATAGCAAGAAGTTTAGCTCTCAAATCAGAATCATCTGAATCATGTCTTGCAGTTAAGGTTGCTAAATCTTCTTCTACTTGAATAACTCTTTCTAATAATCTTCCATCAGAATCTAGCTGACCAACTACTTGAGAAATTCTAGCAGCATCTGAGTCAACATCTCTTCTTAATTCACTAATAGCTAACATATCACTATCTAGTCTATTGATAATATCAAATGTGAATGATTGATCTGAGTCTAGTGATAGTTCTAAATTATCTATCTTTTCTTGAAGAGCTTGAATTTTTATACTATCAGAATCTGCATCTAATCTTAAACTATTAACCTCATTACGTAAATCAGATACAGTTTTAAGATCTGAATCAGTAAACAGTGAATGTTCTCTAACCATATTCTCAACTCGTTCAGAATCAAGTCCGGACACTGCTGCTATTTTTTCTTCTATTAAAGCGACAATATAATCAGAGTCAATATTGACTCTAAATACACCTTCAAAATCACTATTCTCATTAAAATCAACAATAATACCTGTGCCGGATTCGACACGTATTGCCATAGGATAGAAATCGGAATCAAAATTATATGCCATGTATTAACACTCAACTATTGCTGTAGTATTTATATATTTTCGATTAAGCATTATTAACTTGCTTTCCAGATGTATGCTGCGCCTTGGCCAGTTAAAGGGTCGCCA